TTTGTATCGAATCTGCTCCTGAACTTTATCCCCGAACTCTGAGCGTGGATAGAAGGTTAGATGTTTATTATTTGGAATAACCACCGCATCATAATCACTTAATATTTCTTCAATCAGCTTTAAGTAATTCGCATTGCCAAAGTTTTCTTGTTCAACCGTAAGAAACTTTTTATTCGGATCTACGACTTCCCAAGTGAATCCTCGATTTCCCGCGCTGAAGATATGGGAGAGTAATTGTTGGATACTTTTCGCTCCGTTCGGCTGCAGAGTATTGTATTGTCTTCCATCCTGAATCGTGTAGTAAACATGCGTAGCAGTAATACTCTTAGTTACTTGTGCCCCTTCGCCAGAAGTCGTCATAGATTTAATAACAAATTCTTGACCATTCAATAGTATGGAATTTTCATAATCAACAAGGTCAAAAGCATAGCTGTTTACTTCTGTCTTAGTAACATCTAAACTAACTTCCCATGTTTCATTCTGTTGCCAATTCTCAAAAAAAGAGTCCTTGTCATAATCAACAAGGAGCTCCTTCTTTGTCTTTTCGTAATTCTGAATGATGATGTTTGTCACGTTATCACCTACTTATACAAGTAACGGAAATCCCAAGAGGACTTCACGTTTGATACATTCTGTATTTCTATTTCGTTAATACCAGGAACTAAAGTGATCAGACTTAAGTTTGTGTCAATACCACGATTGACACCATTTAGTTTCGGATAAACACGATCTAGCGTGACAGTCTGTCCTAAATTTGTTGAAAATTCAGGATAGTAAATAAATCGATCGCCTGTCGTTCGGTTGAAAATTGTAGCATTACCTAGCGATTCACCTTGAAGAGTGATGTTCAATGCATGTTCCCTTGGATCAATTGCAAAGTCTCCTGCGTTAAATACTTGGAAACGGCTTACATCAAAACTGTACTTATAATCCGCAGCTTCAAGATTTTGTGAGAATTGCCACTCGTTCGATAAGCTAAATTCTGACAGTGTGGTTGAGAGAGATTCAGAACAAGCACTAGGAACATCGAAGGTGATTTCTATAGTCGAGTAATCATTTTCTTCTTCAGTAAGTTCGAAATTTACTGGATTCACTTTAAACCTTTTACCTGGGCTCAGTTCGTGTGTCAAATAATACTGATAGCCGGGGAAAAATATTTGATGTAACTCTGTTACTATCAATTCTTTGTCATATTCATTTTTATAAAATATGTCGAAAGTGAGAACTAATTCAAAAGGACGAAAGGAGGCATTTGATTCTCTGCTTCCATTCGTTCCTTCAAACTCTTCATACTTAACTTCGTATAGAGGAGCCTGTCTCTTTATTTCTTTACAGACTATTTTATCTTTAACTTGTGGATCAAACAGATTTCCACTCTGATTAATCAATAACTTGTAGAACAATTAGAAGCCACCTCCTATCGTATAGCCTAATTTATTCAAATCGCTCCCCATCAAATCATTTGCAGCATTTCCAACCGCTTCACTGGTTATTCCACTTTCCTTGCTCAATATCGCTCTCAAAATTCGCATCAGATCACTATGTTGCTTTTGTTGTTGCTTAATCAGTGTTACCAACTCTGCTGTATTATCAACGCCAGCGGACTGTTTCGAACTATTTTTATTATCCCCAGCCAGAAATGCTAAAGCTTGTCCCATTAGTTCTATCGCTCTCGTTTTGCGAGTTAAGGGAATCACCATTTCCGGTTTGTTTCCTTCACCTGCTCTATAAAGACCATCTTTATTGATTAAGCCCCCATTTTCGTAACCATGTCCTCGGCCGATCACGCCTAGCATATTCGCTCCGTATCGATTTTTGGCATAACGGATTGCTGCCAACATGTTATCAAAACCGTTCATAATATTACCGTGTCCTGGAAAAGCATTTGCTGCAAAAGTTCCTGGCTTAGTCTGTAGAAGTCCAGTAGCATTTCCATCTGCCAATCCATCGTTACCTCCGATTGCAGAAGGGTTACCACCAGATTCTGTTTGGATTTGAGACATCCAGGCATTCACATATGCTTGAGAAGTGGGTAGTCCATTCATTTTCAGTGCTTTCTTAATAGAAGGACGCCAGCGTTCAACAGAAGCCCCACTTGGCGTAGGAAGTCCTCCTGCCACGTCCGTTCCAGCTTTAAATATGTTTCCTGATCCCAAAGAACCGTTCAAATGAATATGATCATAATGATCGCCATCTGGCCAAGGGACCCATTGTCCTGTTGCAGCTTGGCCTGACATTCCCACACGGTCACGTACCCTACCATTCGTAATCACATAAGCAATCTGTTTAGGGAATTTCTCGAAGGCCCAATTTGCTGCTTCCGTGTATCTAGGGCTTCCGTAAGGATAACCCGAGATATCTAACGCTTGATGCTTACCATGCCAATAAGGATCTCCCGGTCTGTATCCAGAAGTGATAGTTAGTCCTCCAAATTTTGACATAACTTTTTGTGCAATATCCACTAAGTATTGGTATACATTATTGGCATTCATAGCTCCATCAAAACTGCCACCACCAAACGAATCTTCAACTTGCTTTTGTGCAAAAGGATAAGCCGCGCTTGTCATTAACTTAACGCCATCTTTTGTCATTCTCTTCCAAGGTTCCGCGATACTATTGTAGTCAATTCTTTGGTCTACAACTTTCCTAAACGCTCCCTCATCATCAATCAAATCAAAGATATCAAAGTCATCCGTTCCATTGGCATAATGCGGAATATCGAAACCTTTCTTTAATTTCTTAGTAAGACTTGCATTCAGTACTTGCGCCCCTTTAGGAAGGTTGACCAATAGATCCTTTCCTTTGGCAATAAAACCACGGCCATCAGGCATCTGAACATACTCTTCATGAACAGGCCCTTTTTGATCGTTGATCATTGCTAATCCGCCAGGGTGTCCGTCTGTTCCCTTTGAATATTGTGGAACAGTCCAGTTTCCTAATTTCTTGTCTGATTCAACCTCTTTTAGAACATAGTTAACACCGCCGATTACTCCATTAACACCTTTACCGATTCCACCAACCATCTTGTTCGCTACACCGTTCATCGTTGATGATAGCGAACCACCCATTGAGTTTAACCCGTTGATTAGCGATTGCATCAGATAGTTTCCGGCGCTGTAAAAACCGCCGTTTTTGGAACGGAGATTATTAATTGAATCATTTCCCAGCTGGTTAACTCTTGCAATAAACGATCCATACAACGAGTTCCAACCGTTCAAATTATTCTGTTGCCAAGTACGGCCATTGTTGTACATAGGCGCATTGTAACTCCGAAGAGTCGTCATCGCTTGATTACAGAAGGTCTTGATTAGATTGATAAATGTTCCTGTTAAACTGTTCCAACCATTCATTAAGTTTCTATTCCACGTAACACCTTGCAAATAATTCGGATTGTTTTGATTTTTTAATTGGGTTAAGTAGTTAGAAATAAATATGGACTCACTCTTCATGTAAGACGGAACAATTGAATTCCAGCCATTCATAAGATTCGTCATCCACATTGTGCCGATCGCAGTATACTCTTCTCCTTGAGCCAATAGCTGATCTGGTGTTATCGAAGCCACTCCTGTTGATCCTTGAGTATTTGGGATAACAGATTTTTCAGTCATCATCCCAACTGTATCCGATTCAGCTGATTGAGGCTGCATAGTTTTGAACGTCAGAATTAATTCATTTATGGCTGCTATTAATTCAGTAATTTGAGAGTCTTGCGTGATCACTTCGCCTATACCACCGGCATAGCGAGGTATCAATTTTGCTGTTTGAGAGGCTTTTAATACAGACGAGCCTTTAGGTAAATCAAGCAAAGTATTTCTTTCCTGTGGAACGAATGCTCGCCCGTTAGGAAGTTTAACTAGTTCTTTATACTTTGAACCAATCTGGTCGTTTACGAGAGCTAAACCGCCTTTATGGTAGTTAGTGCCGTTTGCGTAGTTGCCAGTGATATTGTTCCCTTTTTGATTGAATGCCTTTTTAACTTTTTCCCATGTATCATCAAAAAATGCGGTCAATTTGAAACTGATTGTTTTATCTTGTAAGTTCGCAACTTCTCTATAGGATTTAACGGCTTTTTCCACATTTGGAGTTACATCATCTTTGGCAGTCATCGTCTTTTCAGGAACAGGAATTTGATTGTACCCACCAGGGCCAGTAAGTTTCTCTCGGGCAGCTTTTTCTTTGTTTAAAAGATCAGAGTTGTCAGCATTAAGGATTTTGTTAGCAGGGTTGTGATTTTTGTTATAATCGTCAATGTCAGCTTTCGCCTGTTTGCCTTTTGCAAGGACATCATAATTTTCGCCGAACATTTGCTTCAATAAGGGTAATATTTGATTGTATTGTTCAGTACTTATTACACCTTCTTGAATTTTTGCATTCAAATCTTCATTGTTTGCTAACATATATTTGATATTATCTGGAACTTGAGTCCAAGCAGTGTAGGATTCATTTGAAGCAAATATCTTTTCTGTTAAGTCTGTATTGTCAGCTAATAACTTTTTCTGATTTACTGGTAGAGTATTCCACTGATTGATTTGCTCTTGTGTGGTGAATAACTTATAAACTGCATCCGCATTGTCAATACCTAACGTTTTTCGATCTAAGACATATTGGTTCCACGCACCCATAGCATTGATAGTTTCATAAAGCTCTAGCTTTGCTTCATCGCCATTGACCAATAACATTTTTTCGGTCAACCACAACTGATCCCACTTGCCAGCTTCACCCATAGCAATTGCGACTTCTTCTTTTGCGTTAGAAGTTAATTTAGCTTCCTTAACCATAAATTTGAGCTGATTCCATCCATCATCAGTCTGAGCGATTTCAGTTAAAACATCAGTCATGTTTGTTTTAACTTCACCAGTCTTAGGATCAAGACTTAAAGCGTTCCATTGCATATCAGCATCGGAAGTTCCTTTTGCGAATAAGCTTAGGTCTTTAGTGGTATCTTTGACACTGCTAGACACTAATGCAGTCACTTCTTCAACGTTGTATCCGTACTTTTCCCATTTGAACCAAACCGAATCTAATGAAGATCCTGATTTTTCAGTAAGATTACCAAGAGCCGTAATCATTTCACTAGTGCTTTTCTTATAATTTTCTTTTAAATCGTTTAATAATCTTTTTCTGACAGATGAGCTAAGAGTTTCGTTACTTTCAATCTCTTTACGTTGCTTATCATAAGAGGTCTTTTCCTTATCCAAGGCTTTTTCTAACGTTTTAATTCGTGTACTTACTTCTTTTTCACTCAACTTCGACAAATCATCCTGATAAGCTGTTTCGATTGCCAACCGCTGCGACTTAGTAAAACCAGCTGCTTTCAATTGATCATCGGATAAGTTAGCGTACGACGCTCTGATATATTGCATTTCTTGATCAGATAATTGTCGATTATTATCAGAAGCATTTTTGTATATTCCGTTAATCTTATCGATTTGTGCTTTAACCGTTTCGGCTGTTTTCTCATCAACTTTTTTCTGCGCGGCAATAACTTGATCATACCAAGCTTTTGTTTCTTCATCCAAAAAGCTTAATTTAGTAATCTTCTCACGACGTTTTTCTTCTTTTTCCAGCGTTCCTTCAATCGCGTCTTGAATACCTTTATTTGCCTTTTTTATTTTTTCA